ATCCTCCACCCAAAGTCCTACTGTGGCGCAATTGCAACGGAATCACAGAGAACTTGTAGCTCTTTAGGGTCTTGATCAATTCGGTTTGAGCTTGGTCCACTATCACTGTGTTTGGATCCACTACCAACATGTTCATACCAATCCATTTTGAAGCATATGGATATTGGTAAAAATCCTGAGCTACCACGTCGGTGATCCAGATCTTGTGCCAGCCATCAAACACCGCAGGAACCTGATCAAACGTGACTCTGCTGGCATTCAACATGACTAGGCCTTCTCTCAGTGCAACAATGGTGCTGTCAATATGCACACCTGAATAGAAATTGCACAGTTCAATTTTCACATCAGGAAACTGCTCACACATCCAATCATAGGCAGCACGATTGCCCGAAGGTGATTCCAAAAACAACATGCGATCGTTCAATCTCAGCACATTGGCAGCATCCATAACCATGCCTTCGTTCCTGGGCATGAATAGATATCGGTCGGCTGAATCTACTATGTCGTGATAGCATTGCAATTCCATGTCTCTGCAGGGATACATCATGGCTGGATCTACCATGGTATCACCATAGATCAAGAAACGATCTCTTGGGCAGTAGTTGTACAGGCCATCGTGTGCTTGAAAATTAAACGGTGCTGGCCGCACTACTTCTACACCTAGAGATTTCAGTGTGTCCGAGAGCATTTCAAGATCCTCATTGGCTTGGTTGATGATCCAGTCCGGCACAGGGCCCGACGGCACAGGAGTTTGTTTCCAGGTGGTCTTTTCGCTTTCGCGATTGAACACTGGATCATGCACAGGCCAATTGGCATCAGTGGCTGATCCCACCATGATCTTTTTCAGTGTGCTCCATTCGTTCCAGCTTGATATCATAAATGCCCTGTGATCTGTAATGTGTATCTAGGCTCTATGCCCATGTTGGCTGCTAGATGTGGAGTATCATAATACCACTCTACTGTATCTCCTGCTCGCCATCCAGTGTATGCTCGTTCTTTGAATTCAGCGTAGTGCCCTGATTTCCAATCTTCAAGATAAACTATTGCTCTGCGTATGGTATGTTCTTGCCCTTGTAGGTCAAATAGTTCCACATACTTTTTGTAGAGGTCCTGATGATTGGGCAGTATGGTACCGGGCCACATGCGATAGTAACTGGTGCCAATGTCCTTCCAGCCTCTTTCGGCAAATATCTTTATGAATTGATCATTGAACCAAGGCTGCGGGCGGCGCATGTCGCACATGTCGCCGGTAAATCGGTTCTCAAATCCCAGCGCCAGCCACTTCTGCAGGTTGTCTGGATCATTGAATTCCTCGTGCTCGTAGTCTAGGTTTTTGAACGAATCGTCCCAGAATTTAGAGATAGGATAGTATCTAAGCAGGATTGCGTGTGTTGCCATAATGTATCACTGTGATACCATCGGCATCCTTGTTCAGCTTACGCCAAGGATCTACGATCACACTGCCTGCAGGTATCGCACAATAGGGTTGAGTATCCAATTGATCGCCGGTGTATTCGTAAGTGATCTTGCGATTGTGTGCCCACAGCACCAGGTGAGGTCCTTGCAATTCTGCAACCACATCAGTAGGATCATCTGCCAGTGGATCAAGATACACCACTGAGTGTCCTAGCTCTTTGATGTAGTGTCCTACCAAGGTACTGTATGATCCGATGCAATAAGGAACATCAGGCTTGTAGGCCTTGCCATGGATGGCGATGGGCAGATTGCCGGATTCGACCACCATGAATTCGGCCAAATTGCGTGCCTGGACCTCTCTAGCATGCATCACTGTGTCAAACAAGTCGTAGCCAATTTCATATTCTTGTGCCAACCAACGCAGAGCTATGTTGTCACGTGGATGGCAAGCACCTGCATCGCCCATGCCTGCTGTCATGTACTTGGGTCCCATGATTCTCATGGTGCTGCGAGCCAAGGCATCTGTGACCACATCCACATTGATGTTGCCAATCTTCATGGCAAAGTCTTGGATCATATTGACCAAGCCCACCTTGGCTGAAATGAATGTGTTGTAGAAGATCTTGATGGCTTCGCACTCGTCCCAGGTACCGATCTCATAGCGCGGATTGTTTTGCATCACGGTGTCATACAGGTCTTTCAATTCACCGGCCACACCATTCCAGTCACCATCTTCAGTACCGATCATGATCATCTCTGGATTGACCATGTCCCACTTCACAGATCCCATGGCGATGAGATACGGGTTGTACAAGAACTGATGTTTCTTATCTAACAACGGGACAAAGTGTTTGCGTGTGGTCCCGGGTAACACGGTGCTGATCAGCACTACTTTTTTAGAATCACGTGCATGAGCATTGACTTTGTTGATGGCATCGATCACTGCGTCATGACCAAAATCTCTGGGTGTCATGTGGCTTGAAGGAACACTACCATCATAGCCTTCAGCATGTGGTGTTGGCACAGCGATAAAGATCCATTCGCTTTCATTTACCAGTTCATCAATATCGCAAACTTTTACTGAGGCGCTGGTACGTGGGTAAATATCGTAGCCTCTGACTTCGTGCTTTTCTGCCATGACTTCAGCACAATCCAGTCCCAGCTTACCGATACCGATAAATCCAATTTTCTTCATATGAGTGTTCCTTTAGATAGATTATACAATTTTTTGCACGACATCAGCGACCGTGCTTTACTCATTTATCGCTGGACGCCGCATGGCTCAAAAAAACTAGCCGACCTCCAGTTGTTGGAATGCGAACCTGATTGGAGAGAAAGATCTAGGCCTATGATGATATGCCATGATCAAGAACCGTTGTTCTACGAACTATACTCAGAGTCCGATATACGTGGTCAGATAATGTTGCAGGGCAAGATTGATCTAGAGAGTTCGGGCATAAAAGATTGGAATCAGACCCAGATAGATTTTTTATCAAGATTGCACTTGCGAGGGCTGATATACTATTCCAAACTGGGCACCTGTGATAAAATCCTGATCCTGCATTCTGAAAAACGCAGCACTCAATTACAAACATACCAGGACAATGGTTATGTTGGTGTGTATTGGTGGAGCCATGCTGTGATTGCTGCTGATTGGTTTAGATATGCACCAATCGATCCCAAATTGATTGTGAATTTTGACCATGTACAACGTGACTTTTTGATCTATAATCGTGCCTGGTCGGGCACACGAGAATATAGATTAACATTCATGCATGACCTAGCTCAACAACAACTGCAATCACATTGTTTGACTTCATTTGCTGAATGGGACAATGATAATCATTACTTGGATCACAAATTCAACAACACCGGATTGGCAGTGGATCTATCAGGGTTGGCACAGTGTTTCCCAGCCAACACACATGACTCCAATGCCAGTGCAGATTACAACAACACAGACTATCACGTGACTGCGATAGAAGTGGTACTGGAAACATTGTTTGATGACTCCAGGCTGCATCTCACAGAAAAAACACTAAGACCTATAGCATGTGGCCGACCATTCATGCTGATGGCCACACATGGTAGTTTGCAATATCTCAGAGACTATGGATTCCGTACCTTTGACGGACTGATTGATGAGACCTATGACACCATAACAGATCCCAGGGCAAGATTACAGGCCGTGGTCGCTGAGATGTCTAGGATCTCAGCATTGAGCAAAACTGAAAAATTGAGTTTGTGGCAACAGTTATATGAAATAGCTGCATACAATCAAAGATTGTTTTTCTCCCGGTCGTGGCAGCAAAGCATATACCAGGAATTCACAACCAACCTGTCTCGCGCTGTTGGCATCTTGGATCAGTACAACAACAAAGCCATACTGGATCAGGTCTGCAAATTATAGTTCTTTGGCTCGCACATGATCCCAGTCCGCAGCAGGTGGGTTCTGTTTGAAATGCATGACTCGCTGTAGTAGATCTGTGTAGAAACTATCCAGCTCACCGGCCCACTTGCCCATGAGTCCTTGTATGGCCTGCTCGCAATAATTCCACTGCTGTTCTCGATAATAACGAATGAGATCTGCGTGGATTTTCTTGTGCGCTTCTAACAACGGGAATTCATTCAGCGGAATCTTTTCCACCACACACCAAGTGGGCATGGCATCACTGCCTGGTACGCGAAATGAATCCAGTTCCAAGCAGGTGTAACTGTCGGGTACGAGTTTGACTGAGTCTCCAAAAATAATGTTCATCGTGTTTCCTTTTAAATATGTATCATGACATTTGTATTTGACTTAATTTCTGACTTACACATCGACAGCTGGGGAGAGTTTTCTTGGGAATCTCAAGCCACTAGTCCTGTGTGCATCGTAGCCGGCGACATTGGCCGCAACAGACCGGATGTGCTCAAAGCCTTGCATCATCTGGGGCAATGCTATCAGGCTGTGTTTTATATTGACGGCAATGATGAACATCATGGTCGATTGGACAACATGGGCAAAAGCTACCTTGATCTGGCTCGCAAAATTGACAAGATTCCCAACGTGGTCTATCTTCAAGACAACATGGTCATAGCGGATGGTGTGGCCATATTGGGCACAAATGGCTGGTGTGCATTTGATTTTGATACCACCATAGACTCCGCTGCTGCCGAAGCATGGTGCCAAGAAGAATATGGTATAGACGAAGATGCCACAAGAAAATTGGCAAAAATGGCAGCAACTGATGCAGCATACATGATGAACTCTGTGAAACGATTACAAACACATAGAGATGTGAAAAAAATTATCATGGTCACTCACTTTGTTCCGGACCCTGCCTTGATCGCACACGACATAGACCTAGCTGGTACCATGAGATTCAATGTGATGGGCAATCGATACATGATGCAGGCGCTGGCAGCAGACACTGAAAACAAGATCGATACCTGGTGCTTTGGTCATTATCATGGATCAGTGGATCAGACCCGCAGCCGAGTAAGATTCATCAACAACTGTAGAGGTCGATCCGACGCACCATACGCTCAGCAAGTATATTACCCCAAACGTGTGGTGATCGAATATTAACCCATGTTTTCTGGTTCTAGCTTGATCTGCAAGGGATAACCTTGTGCGCGAGCCAGCAAGGTCACTTCCACACCTTTTTGCTCGGCGATTTCGTAAGGCAGCACAGCCACACAGGCCGATCCTGTTTGATGCACATCAACTGTGATCTGTTCAGCAGTTTCAGATGTGTAGTCAAAGTATTCAATCAAGGTCTCGACCACAAATTCCATGCTGGTCTGATTGTCGTTGAGATATACCACACGGAATAATGGCGGCTCTTTGATGGCTTCTGATGGTTTGATTCTGGTGCGAGTATCTGGTTGCGACATGATGGTTCCTATGTAAAGGTGTGCGACACTGTGCCGCACACCCTGTGCTCTATTATATTACTTAGCGTAAGAAATTGCAATGGTCTTGGGCTTCTGTGCCTCAGGAATATCACGCTTCAGGTGAATATTCAAGATTCCCAGTTCCAGGTGTGCATGGTCAATTTCCACATGATCAGCCAGTTTGAACTCTCTGCGGAAATCTCTTGCGCTGATGCCACGATGCAAATAGTTGGGTTCAACTTTGTTTTCTACATCGTGTTGTTTGCCTTCGATGATCAAGAAGTTTTTGTCCTTGGTCACTGTGAGATTATCCAACCCAAATCCAGCCACGGCCAGACTGATCATGTACTCGTCCTCATTGATTTGGACCACATTGTAAGGGGGATAATTTGTGCTAGACTGCTGGGAGTGTATCCTGTGCAGCTCATCAAACATGGTGTCAAAACCGATACCAAATTTGGTCAGTGCTGGGATATCCAGAGTACGAAGGTGTAGAGTGTTTGTCATTTGTTTTCTCCTTTAATAAGCAAGTATGACGTTTTGTACAGACCCCACCATGGGCATCTGCAAGTGTATTTATACAGGAAATCTCAATGGTTGTCAAGACTCATTGGCTCGACTACTCGATAGTTTCGGAGTTCAGGATTCTGGGGATTCCAAGTCAGGGCAAAAAAACTATACATCTCATCAGACGCAAATGCTACTCTGGTCACCCACTTTACTGTTTTGACCTGGTAAGCTATCGTGTGCTTTTGATACCAAATACTTAACTCTTGATGTAGGATATGATTCATCCAGGCTGCGGCCGATCCGCCTGAACCACCGCCTTGCGGGAGATCAAACGCTATGTACATGGCATCAAAGGTTGGCTACTTTTAGTGCCACAGGATCTTCAACCTGATCCACATCAATGGTCACGTTTTTTATGCCCTGCTTGTGATATTGGCGCAGATAGAACATGTGCGGCAGCAATACCCGTTCCAGTTCTGAATGCAGGCCACGTGCGCCAGTCTTGTTCTTTAGTGTGCGTTCAGCGATCTGATCCAAGGCAGCGTCTGTGAATGTGAGTTCAATGTTGTCGCAGTTGAACAACCAGCTGTACTGCGAAATGTAGCTGTGCTTGACTTCTGTGAGGATCTTCACAAGATCCGCCTTGCTGAGTTCAGACAGCGAAACCCAATTTTGGAATCTGCCCACAAACTCTGGAATCATGCCATAGCGTATGAGATCTTCGGGTGTGGTTTTTGCCAAGTGCTGGGACGAATCCTGGTCCATGCTGGCACCAAAGCCAATGGTGGTGCCCTTGGTACGATTCTTCACGATGGTATCCAGGCCTACAAATGCTCCACCGCCAATAAACAAGATGTTCTTGGTGTCGATTTCCACAGTTTCGCCTGATGGATGTTTGCGACCACCTTGTGGTGTGATCCTGCACTTGGTACCTTCTACCAGCTTGAGCAAGGCCTGCTGCACACCTTCGCCTGACACGTCTCTGGTGATGCTGGCGCTTTCGCTCTTGCGGCTGATCTTGTCAATCTCGTCGATGAACACAATGCCACGCTGAGTTTTTTCTATATCGTTGCCCGCAGCAGCAAACAATCTGCCGATCATGCTTTCAACGTCATCGCCTACATAGCCAGCTTCTGTGAGACTGGTAGCGTCTGCGATCACAAAAGGCACGTCTAGATAACGTGCGATGCTGCGAGCCAACAGAGTTTTACCTGATCCAGTTGGCCCCAACATCAGGATGTTGGTCTTTTCGATCTCCACATCGGGGTTCTGGTTGTTGATTCGCTTGTAATGATTTACTACAGCCACGCTCAATACTTGTTTGGCAGGGTCTTGACCAATCACATAATGGTCCAGATGCTGTTTGATCTCCATGGGATCCAAGGATGCTGACGGATCACTGGGTACTGCCACTGACTCATCTTTCAACAGTGTCTCGCACAGTTCCACACACTCATTGCAGATGGCCACAGTCTCGCCCACTATGAGTTTGGTCACTGCGTCTTTGTGTTTGCCGCAGAAACTGCAGGTGTCGGTTGTTTCGTTAGTTTTCATTGTTTGGTGTTGATTTCCTGAGTTGTTCTGCCACTTGATCTCGTTCGCTGTCACTCAATAGATCAGGATCATATTCTCCAAGATCTATTTTTTCAATCAAGTAATTGATGTAAGCATCATCGTAAGTGTAACTGTCTGAGAGGTTTTTGTCAATCTCCATCCATGTTTGCCCATTGAATTTGTACACCACAGTGGGCTGCACATCAATTCGAACAAAAGTGTCACCGCGTTTGGCATCTGCAGGAAACACAGTACCAAATCCACTGTCAGGATATTCCATCCATGGCAGTTGTTTGATCACTCCCATCTTTAGTCGCACACGCTGACTCTTTAAGGTATCCAATGGATGGTCCAGTTTCCAGCGTTTGATCCTGGCCTTGATCCTAGGGTCATCCTCGTTGATTTCCTCTTCCTCGGGCTCGTCCGAATCAGGATCCTCCACTAAGAACGGACCATCAGCAACATCACAATTTCGATTAGGGCAGAATGGTCCAATGCCCGGTGCGTTGAGCAGTGGTGTGCCGCACTTGTAGCAAGGGGCCAACTCAGGATCACTGGGCTCAGGACGATATACCTGGATTGGCACAGGATCTATGCCCGGCGGGGTGTGACTGCCAGTGGGAGTGAATAGATATGGATGATCATTGATATCAAATTCTTTTTGTGCTGCTGATTCTCGGATCTGGTCAATCTGATCATCAGTCAATGGCCCATCGTCGGGTTCGTATGTCCAAGGTGTTTTGTACCCATCTTCCTCAACTTGTTCTTCATCAATCTTGGGCTGTTCTCGTGCCCACTTGAGACTTTCTGTAGCAGCCAACAACATCATGATGGCTAGCGGATCAAACACACATACCAACAATATGATCACCCAACGCACAGCCCGTTCCAAGATGTTGGCATCGGGATTGTCGCCGTAGATCAAGGCTGCTATATACTTAATCGGACCGACTTCTGCTTCGACCTTGCGAACTTCGGCACGTATCGGGGCTGCTTCTTCATTGAGACCAGCAATTTTTTTCTGTTCGGCGTCGATATCAGCGATAAGTCTAGCACGCTCTTTGCCCTGGCTTCTGCGTATTGCCACTGCTTTGTCGGCACCTTTTTCGTCCGAACTGCGACCCATGACTTGATCCACTGCGTCATCAAGTTGTTTAAGAGCCTTGCGGTCAGCATCTATGTTTTCCTTTGCTGTTTTGATCTTTTCATCGTAGATATTGATCTTGGCCTGTACATCACCTGACACCAGGCTCTGATCGCTGTGGGCCTTTGATAGGAAACCAAAGATACCCATTGATGTGATCAGCATCAACATGATCACAGCAGGAACCAAGTATAGTTTCATCAACCATCGAGCCCGGTGCCAATACTCATGCAACCATAATGTGACTACAACCTTGGCCAGTTCTAAGATGGATCCCATAATCATGATGGGGATCACAGCCGCGGCAAAGATGGCCGCAAGGCCTGCGATGCTGTAGTAAGCGGCAATAACGCTGAGGCTCAAGGCCACAGCTAGAGTGATAAGACTGAGGAACATAAGATTATTTACCGGGTGCTGCGACTACACGAACTCCGTACTTTATGGCCACCCACGTGCCAAACTTGTCGTCAGGCACGTCAAACCACACACGCTCTTGTTTGTTATCGAATGACCAGATATGGTTGCTCAATCGGCGTCGAACACCGGATTGACCACGCCAGTTTCGACCATACAAGGCCTTGGCTTCGCGTATGATCTTATACCAAAGATCAATGGTGCCAACTTCCATATAAACACGGTGCATGGTCGAGGGCGTTGTTTTAAGCGAGTTGAGTGACTCAGACATACTCGACGCAGAGGTCTCAATTTCAACAGACATTTCTATGTCCTTTCCAGACTATTTCTCATAGCATACTCCCAGGCAACGACATTGCCTGGTTTTGATCTTTCGATCGAGGTCTCGGTCGCAGCCTACAAGATTTACGTTCAAAGTGCTACGGAACAAACAAGTATCTCAGAGAACTTTTAACCTGTTTGTCCATCGAACAACTCCATCTCCCCGCCCATGCCTAGTAATTATAGCAGAACTCAGGGATGCTGTCAAATTTATTCGTCGTCTTTGAAGTCCACAACATTGCCATCTTCGTCGGCGCAGATGATACGCACACGGTCACCGGCTTCATTCTTGATCTCAATGGGTCCCCAGATCCACCATTCGGTTTCGTCGGGATACCATGGATCATCTTCGCGATCTTCTAGTTCGTAGATGCTGTTTTCTTCCAAGAAGTCTTCTAACTCTGCTCGTTCTTCTTCAGTGACATCTTCAAATTCAGTGTCAAACCAGCAACCACCATCAAACATTTCCACCAGTTCGGAACTTTCGATGTTGTTGCCTTCAAGATTGCACATGTCCAAGCTGTCGCGACGACCATCACCACCAGGGACTTCTGTGAATTCAAACTCTGGAGGATTGTCATCTGTGGTTTCCACAGTCCATTCACCAAAGCGGAATCCGTTGGTTGTGGTAATTCGACCTGGGCCATTCTTGCGAACCCAATGTTCTACTTCTTGACAAGATTTTTTGTAGTATGTGCTAACTGTCCAGATTGCCATGATTTAGTCCTCTTTCAATTCACCGCCGGTGCAACTGCCATCCTCAAACCATTGAGCCATGGCCCGTTTGCGATATTCTGCCAAGTCTATCTGCCGGCGGCGTTCCAGCATGTCGGCATATTGCTCGTCCGTGAGTGCGTGGCTGGCATCACACCTGCCTTCGGGATTCAATGTCCTGCCGCAGTCGCACATCACTTTCATTATGAGTCTCGATCCATTTCGCAGGCTTCGCGCACAAGGCTCAACACCTCATCCACTGTGCTGCACATGATCTTGGCATTCACATAGTCGCCTTTTTTGTTGCGACCACCGGCTTCTACCATGAAGCCATTGTCATACATGTTGATTGAGAAGTTCTCATTTACTTTTACCAACTTGTCCCCAAATCGAGTCACTGTCTTTGCTGTTGCCATGCTTTTCTCCTTTAAGAATTTTTAACATTGTATATTGTTCAAACAATTTTGTCAAGTCTGCATACCCGCCCGCACCGTCAGGTACTTCGAGTATTTCACCATTTCCCCATGCTGCCGCAGCACGATGATATAGCAGTAGTGCGGCATGTTCGTTGATCATTGGTGATCGTTCTGTCACCATTTCTATCCATAGACTACGACTCACTAAAAAGTTCTTTCCGGGGGTCGGTTCATATCAAACGCTGTGAGGATCTTGTTCTTGACCATGGTGGATCCTACACATACGCCTTTGCCACCACACTGATTGATGCAGAAAGCAGCAGCGATATGCACCAGTCGTTCCACTGCTTCTGCTTGTTCGGGTGAGTATTTGAGTCCGGCTTCACTGGCCATGCGTTCGATCAGTGAGTTCATTTATAACATTCCCAAGTGTTCGCATCATAGTTCCAATGCCGTGTGTCGTAGAAATGCAGTTCTGTTTCGTATCCAAATACACCCAACATCACATGCACACCTGCGTGGTCACCTTGTAGTCGCCAGTGGAAATCCACAGTGATCAAGTTGCCAGTGCGGTATCCATTGAACTCCCAGGCTTTGTGCTCGGAAATGGATCCTGACTTGTTCCACAGGATGTCACAGACCTTACTGCTTCGCCATGGCATGGCTATGCCAAAGTTTAGAGTGATCATTTGTAACCTTTCTTCAATAACCAAATCAACACATCATTCCGGTCAACGATGGCCATTTCTTTGCTGTGTTTCTTCACAGGTCGAGCAGTTATGCCACCACTCCACAACATGATCTGCACTGTTCCTGCGCCAGTGGCATTGGCCTTGCCCAGGGCCTTGACACGGTAAAGATTGCTGTAGAATACAACCCAATCATCTACCCGGATCTCACGGTCAATCATATCTGTGATCATAGTTTATCCCATGTAATCTTGTGGATGATCAAGGGGATCAGGCCGATCTTGGTCAATCCATTGGAACAACCACCACACCCCAACCAGTCCTATGACCAATTCTGCAAGTTCAATCAGCATGTTGTCCCCCAGTCATAGGCGACTCGTGTATGGTCTGTTACCCTATAGTCTTTTAGGCTCAACTTACTGCGTCTAGGAATATCCCCACGCACAAATTCATATTTCACATACTGGCCCAGGGCCGAATCAATCTCCTTGACTGTGCAGTTGTGCCATGGCTTACCTAATGTGTATTTGACTTTGACCCATTTCACATTGTTCTCAGGAGCACCTGTGTATTGATTTTCAAATGAATAGTAGTCACTGTGCCCACCTGACATGGATACAATACTCAACGGGCGGCACCAATCTTCAGGATCCACACGGTCATTGAGTTCCAGTAGTTGCAGTGAGATCACGATTCAACTCCGAAATGTTGTTTAATTGCACAAACAGCATCAATAATACCGCTATTATTTCCACGCAAATAACAACGATCTTCAATGTCTTGCTCTTGCTCAATCAAATCTGGATCAATTCGTTCTTCCAACGATTTTTCAATACATTCCCTAATTGCCTGCCCAACGAAATGATTTACCATTGCTGTCAATTCTTCACTCATGCCAGCAATACCTGTTGGGTGTTGCTCAACATATGCTTTAATATCTTCTGGTTTAATATAATTCATCATCCACCCCAAGGGTTATGTTTAGCAATCAGCGTAACTTCAATACCTTTTGCCGGGTTAGGACTTATGGGTCCTTGATTAGGGAATTCATCTTTTACAATCGGATTGTAGCCTGCTTCTCTGAGTGCTCGTTCAACGATTTTCATTTCATTGGAAATACACTCGCCTGGTCCAGAAACTGTAATTGTTATAGGAATCATTCTTCAACTCCGAAATGTTTCTTTACATCCTTCACTGCCAAGTCAGCAGGACGAGTTCTCAGTTCTACAAAGATATCGCAACATTCCTGAACAATCAACTCGGCGAACTTTTCAATAAAAGCCTTTTGCGTTTCCCATGAATTTTCGCCTGACCTAAGCAACGCACTTGCTTTGGCTGCTTGGTCCCAAATTTCACTAATTCGTTCGTTCATAGTTTAACTCCATCGTAATGCTGCTATTGTAGCATACTTGGCATGCTTTTGTCTAATCTTTATGGTTAGACGATTGTCCGTGGCATCTCGATTGCCCATGCCCCAGTTCCAATCCCAGCCCTGCCGACCCACATTGGCTTCCAACCAAGGGCGGTAGTGATCGTTGGGATCTGCACTCAAAGTAGAAGTTTGACCGCCGTTGCTGTCCTCATCTAATACCACCCATCTTTCCCTGGGCCATGCTACATTGATTACCACCCCGGGCATAAGATACCACCAGAGTTTTTCTTTAATATTGAGACCGCAAGGCAACCAATGATTCTGTTTCCACGAGTATAGCCCTTTGATTTCTGAACTACTCATTCAACACCAAACTTTTGTTTAATCTGTTGTTCTACTTCATCAAAAATAGCAACTGCCAAATCTGAATCCATAGTTTTGTGTTCGTTCTTTTCAGAGCACCAACCACGGGCAATAGCACCCAGCAATTCTTCACGGTTGATACATTCTTTCACAATCAACTCGGCGAACTTTTCCATTTTATGGTCAGAAAAAGTATACATCTTGGTGCTAGGTCGTGATGTTGATTCATCAAAAAAAGCCTGTTCAGCAAGTAGTCGAATTCGTTCGTTCATTCTTCAACTCCGAAATGTTCTTTCAATTCTTCACCCAAATCTTGTAGCAACCTAGTGTGAATATCGTAAATATCTTCCCATTTAGCGGAATGCCCAGGAACCAAATCATACGAAGTGATCCTATTAACACATTCTGCCACAATCAACTCGGCGAATTTTTCTATACCTTGTCGAGCATAGTCATCAAGTTCGTCCCAACATCCTTGTGCTGTGAGTCCTGCCTGGTATAAACAATGTTCAATTCGTTCGTTCATCGTTCAACTCCGAAATGTTCTTCAATCATTGTAATCAGGTCAACGCATTTTTCAGCAACCAATTCAGCCTCGTCACTTTCACGCATATTATCGCATTCAGTAGAATATCCGTAAAGGCGTTCGGACTCGTCAAATAAAAGACTGGTACATTCTCTAACAATCAACTCGGCGAACTTTTCCATTTT